ACTACTATTCTAGCGAAATGTCAACAAAAAAATGCGTGATTTGACATTTTATTTTTCTTATGATAGAATAATCAACGATTGTCAGGAAGGGGAAGAATACCCCCTGGAGATTTAATTTAAGGAGATGGATGCACCAGAGATGGTGACTACACCGGCAGCTTTAACCGTCGCAGAACCAGAAGCATCAACTAAACAATCTCTACCTTTTACGGTAGCTGTTTCGGCAGCTTCAACTGTGACATTTTTACCTTTGATGAGGACATCTTTGGTAACGGTTATGGTGAGGGCTTTCTTGATTGTTTCAGTTTTATTTCCAATAATATCAGTAGTAAGATCTTTATCCATGGTGACTTTAACTTCACCGTGATTAAAGACAACCTCATCACCAGAAATTTCCATTTGCATATCTCCATTGATTAAGGAGATCTGATTTCCTTCAGTTTTATCTGTACGAGAATCAGGATCAATATTAATATAGGTGCCATTGGGATGCATGATATAAATTCTTTCATTTCCCTCTGTCTCGTCGACCAAAATAACATGACCAGCATGTGTCTCAGTAACAACTCGAACCTTACCATATTTTCCTGTTTCAGATTGAGTAACCAGTTTCTTTTCAGTATGCTTACCACCAGCTGAATCAACCTGCTGCTGTGAGTCAGGCAATATTTTACCTTTGCTCTTTCCAGCACCACGACCTTCATTATTTTCTTCAGTGGGAATATTTTGCTGAATAAAACGGGAAGTCGTTGCTTCTTCTGTTAGTTTTTCTAATTTGCTCATCCGATCGAGCTCCTAACCCAACCCATCCAAAGTACTTTTGTTGGGCTGGTTGTATCAGGAAATACTACATAAAGATAATCACCTTTGTCAGGTATATCTCCAGAACTGAATTTTGAGAATGAGATATGATCAGCCCATATTGCATTATCAATATGGTCGTTCTCCATATCATGTACACCAATTATCCGCACGAGCACGCGCTCGCATGCCTTTGGGTCATTGTTATCAACAACCAGAGCGACTTTTATTCCATCCAGACGAACGTCTGAACCATTTCCATCCCAATCTACATTCTGCATATTACCACTTCTTTAAGTCTTTTCGCTGTGTTATATTTATACCATCCGAGGCGAAGGTAATCGCCTGAACAAAGCTTGAGAAAGTTAAAATATGCTGGATATCTCTGATGATGTACTCACCTTCCAACATCTGGTTATTACCACCAACCTTCTTATTAACTGACGGATAGTTGATTTTAACCAATTCACCAGATACCCGAGCAGTATCACCAGGAAGCAAAGCACTCATTTTTACCATATCTGAAAATATCATCTGCAAACGATTATTTCTGGATGCATCTACTGCATTTTTGAATTCTTTTTCAGGTACCAATTTTTGGGTGTTTGGGTACCATGTAGAACCACGAATACTTTTGAAAGTATCGGAAGCAGAATTCAGGGTGATCGGCATTTGGAAACCTAAATGGGGTGAATTTACATCATCCGCAGTTCCTACAGAATTATATAATTTGGTGCGGTCATAATCAAAGCACCAAACATCAGTCTGGAAAACGCCTTGATTCAAATATCTCATTTCATCATAAAGAGATTCAACCCAAAGGGTATTGAAAGAACCTGCATAATTCAAGTTAGGGGTATTGAGAATGAGATCTTTATTTGAAGTCCCGAAATTGCCATCCAGAACCCAACCCATCGACATACAGATTGGCTCTTGATATAGGAGAGAATCCCAAAGAACATACCCAGCTTCGCCATTATCCCCACTTGCCCATTTTAAAATCCATTTAATGATATGTGCAGGTGTCCAAAGAGGGGTGACAAGTCTTTCAATTTTAGCAGTCGGAGTTGGGTACATTCCTTGAAAAGTACCGCCACACTCAACGATCAGCTCTTCCAACATTTCAGCAACAGTTTTATTTTTCCAGGCTTTTGAAACTTGGCGAGTCAGAGCATTGAACCACCACTCGCTACAGAAATGAAAACTTGTGACAGGAGCTGTTTGAGCACCAGATTGCATACTCTCAACAGAATAGATCTTGCCAATAAAGGTCAATGTACGAGATTCACCTTTTGACTTGATCGAAATTTTAATATCATCACCAGCAAAAATCTCTTGGACTTCCAATGCACCATCATAATCTTTTAGGGTCATTGTGCCGGTCACTGCTGGACTGGAAAGCCCTTCAAAAATACCTATGGTATCTAGGTGCGCTGTATTAATATCGAAGTCACCAGCGTCAGTTGTGACCTGGACTGCTTCAAGTTCCCAGTTAGCTATTGTGTATTTATCTGGCATTAATTCTGAATTCCATATTTCATCATTTCTTTTCTGAAGTCCCAGACAACAGAACCTATCAGAGCAGCTTTAGGTACATTAATTTCTCGTTTCTCCTCGTTGGCACCGAAGATCAATTTATAATATACACTCTCAGGGTATTTCTTTTCTTCAGTTCCGAGGCGGCGAGCCAACTCTATGATCTGATTTTCTGATAGAGGTAGGTCATAAAAAGGATTACGAATATTATTAAAGACACAAAGAATCCACCAAAAGTCCGGAGTCTCGTAAAACTTTTCACTGATATTCTCTATCCTCTCATTATCCTGTACTTTGTACTTGATGAAGGTAGCAGCATCTCGTTTGTAAGTATCAATGACCTGGAATTGCTCGAACAGGTTTTTGACCTTTACAACAACCGGCTGTAAGTTCGAAAACTTCAATTGATATTCGGGAGTTGACGCACTGAGGAGATACTCAGTGAGGTCAATTTCCATATCTTTAAACTGGTCGAAGTAATTAAAATTCGTATATGTTCTGGGTGCCATTATCCAGTTGTCTCCCCATTACCATCAAAATAAAAACCAGGGTAGATGGATTTCATTTGGATTTGGATTGTTACGAGCATTGGAGAACCATCATGATAGAAAAGTGCCTCGTTGGCACCACCACCGTATGTAACACTGAATGATTCCATGACCATATTTCTATATGAAAATAGATCTTTTTGTTCACCTTTTCTACTTTGCTTTTGACCAGCGCCCTCGCTACGTTTGATATAAACATTGAAGATCGGAGGGTATTGTAGAATAGGATAATCGGCCTTCATTTTAGGTCGTCCAGCATTCTTAAAATTGATAATCAGATCTTTAATCTGAGCAGCTTCAGCAGCATTCTGGGGGCTCATTGTCCAAGCGAAAGTTATTGAATTATGACCAACACCAGAAAGAACCAATGTATCATTTGGACGAAGAAGAGTTCCTGATGTTGCAGCAACCTGTGCGCGGACTGAACCGCCAGCAAATTTATTATCCCCAGCCACTGCGAGATCTTTCAGAACCCCCTTGGTAATATCTTTCCAATTTGCAGATGCTTTCCCACCAGCAGCGGAGGTTGCCGTGAGAATTTGTTCAGGCTCCCAACTTGCTGCAACTCCATCACCCAGCTCTGCAGGAATATAAAGATAAGCAGTCCAAATTGGTTTAGCACTAATTTCCGAAACAGTACGGGCATTCTCTATACCGGGCAGACCGTATTCGTAAGCGCTTAGCATAACATGTTGTTGATTTCTTGCGCCTAAAGGATATTCTAAAGTCATGATTAAAAACCGTTGTAAAGTTTAGGACCAAAAGATTTTCCATCTTGAGAAGCGATCACAGTAGGTGTATCTCCTCCACCAGCCGGAGCTGCTTGTGGTGGTGATGATGGGCCAGGTTGAACAATTATGGTCGGTTTAGCAGCCTCAACAGCAGCTTTTGCTTCTCCAGCAGCCGCTCTGGCAGCCTCAGAATTTGGGTATGCGCCAACAGCAGCTTCCGTACGTTGGTTGACTACAGTCGTTGTATTCGTTGCAGTGGCTGCAGCCTCAGGAGCAGCAGCACCAGGTACTGAGCTTATGTCTGGCATTTCAGGATATTCAGCTAAACCAGCAGCCATAGCCTTAAATGAAGCGCCTCGAGAATCTTTATATCCAAGAGAAGGTTTGACAACCTCTCCAGTGTCTGTCATGTGACGAAGATCTTCCATCGAATAAATACCGACAGGATCAATCTTACCTTCTGGCATGAGCTTTCGCATCATGTTATTATAATCATGAGCATCTTGATCGTTTCTGATACCCTTGACACCAGCTTTTCCAGTCTCAGAATCATAAAGATCGGATCTAAGTTTTGCTCCACGCTCTTTTGCGGATTGAGCTTCACCTTGAGCAGATTTCATTCCTTTGAAACCATCCCAAGCTTTCTTCAATGCAAATCCAGTCGCACCAACAACAGCAGCTCCAATAACCAAAGGTAATGCAGCAGACATGATGCTTTTTAGGCCCGGGCCTTTCAAGAAGTTAGTCAGCATATTTGCTCCAACTATTTCTGTTATACCCACGCCATCATCAGAATCTCCCTCAGTAGCATCCTCAGCAGCTTTGGCCATAGTAGCAGCCTTTGCACCTGTGACGGGGAGTTTTGATTTACCAATTGATGTATTACTGAGCTCACGATCTTCCTGAGCTTCACCAGCATTTTCAGCCATTTGTTGGAGATACATTCTGGCATATTCAGTATTACGTTCGATTTCTCTCAGATGTTCACTTGAACCCTCAGCGATCGCGGTAGTTTCTTCATAATGCTCTTCATTGGACGAGCTCTCGTTGGAACTATTATTATTGGTAGTGGATTCGCTCGCAGCTTTTTCCCTTTCATAAGCTTCGACACCACCACGTGCTTCTTGAATTCTAGCACTGCGTTTTCCGAGTCCAGAAGCCATCAAGTTGAAAAGAGGATTTCCGGTAGCAACACCAGCGGTGTGAAGAAGTCCTTGCATACCAGTAGACGCCATGGATTTCATTCCCTCTTTTGAGGAAAACTTATCACTTTGAAGCATGCCAACACCGTGTTTTATACCACCACTGACGCCAGCAGCCGCAGCTCCAACATTTGCTGAGATAGCACCGACACCCTTTCCAGATTCAATACCTGCATTAAGACGAGCCATTTTAGCTTCACGGAACTTCTGATGGATGCCAAAACCAGTTTCGGTCATAGCTTTCGCTTCTCGAAGCTCCTTATAGACACCTTCTTCGGTCTCTTCAAGTTTTGCTAATTGGGCAGTATTCTTTTCCAAGCGTTTGCTTAGAATAGGAGCTGCATCTGGATCCATTGCGGGTACTGTGCTCATTATTGTCCCTCAGGCTTCTTTTTCTTCTGATGAGCTATTGTTAAGTAATAATTGATTTCGAACTCGAAAGGATAAAAATTATCCATTTCGTCATAATTGAAGCCGCCGTACTGCTTCATGTAAAACTTCGCGTTGAACAAATTTTCTATGCTCATATCCAACGCGATTAGACGAAAAAATCCGATACCTTATCGACGAAAACCATCGTTTCCTTTTCACACCGTTGACAAGATAATTTCTTCTTGACAACAAATGTCGGAAGTACACCGGCAAACTCTTTTGAGAGGATCTTAAATTCCTTTGGATCCATTGTTTCAAAGAATTCGACGGTTTCCTTTACGGAAAACTTGGTATATGTTTGCTCTGGGGTTGTAACACCAGCCAGAGAATAAATCATGAAATAAAGACGACGTTTTGCATCTGATTCCATCGCTTTAATTTTTGCAAGATTCTCACGAGATACATCATGAAAAGTAAATTCACTATCACCAACTTCAATTGGATCCAGATTCATACCCTCAGAGACGACATCCTCAATCAAATTGATCTGGACACCTTCATTCAAAGTTTCACAGTATGGGCATGTGAAAACAATATCATGAGTTTCACCTTTGGACTTTTTACGAACCTCAACAGCAAGAGCAAGAAAATCCACTTCGCTCAATTGATTTATCAAGGTTTCATCAGTAATACATTTTGACAGCAGTTCTTCAATATGAGGGACCATATCATCTTTATTTTCCATGCCCTCAGTTGCATACATGTATTCTTGTTCGTCTCGTACGATCCAAGGATGATATTTTACTTTCCTACCACTTGGAAGATCTGCAGTATAGTTGTGTTTGTTTTCATTCTTTGGTAATGGCATTTTAAATTCCTTTAGTAATCAATTTTCTTTTCGTCCCCAAACGCCTTAATGGTGTGGACACTAAATTTGAATTTTACAACAGTAGCAACCAGATCATGAGAACCAGTTTCCCAATCAAGATCTGCAACATTATATGGAAAAACCCTGGTAAATTCATCAAAATAGGCCTGTTCTCCTTGACCATTTAATGAAGATACTTTAAGACTTTCTACAGTATAATCATCCGGATAATTTCGTATACCTGTGAAAGGATCCCAGATGAGTCCAATCCATCTATCAAACAATCTACGAATTGGCATATCAGATGATTCAAGATAAGTAATTTGCAAATCTTGATCTGCTCGTTCTGTTCCGTAATATCTCGGACGCTGATTTATAATCGTACCAGAAATTCCCAGATCGACACCTGGAACACTTGCACTCAGAGCATTCCACGTAAGATCAAACGTAGACATACCTTCCATGATAGACGGAATCATATCAGGAATTTCAGCAACAAATAAGTGCTTTTTTGATAGACCATGCCTCGAGCTTATCGCTGCATTAGCTATAAATTCAGAAGGATCTAAAAACTGTTTATAATCGTCAGCAGCCATTATTTGAACCCAATTCTAAGATATTTAAAGGTGACTTGGAATTCAGCGATTCCATCTTCTTCACCAAGAGCGATTTCACCAATAATCTGAGGATAACAATTCAAGAGTCTGACTTTTCTCATGGACTCAAATGTCATATCCTGTTTGACTTGATAAACATTAGCTTCTACATTTGATGCATTCTTCTCAGGGTAAACTATTCCAGTAATCGGATTGACAAGTTGTTCCATCCAATCCGTGAAAAAACTGTAGGTGAGCATTTCATCATCACATACAAATGTGCAGGTCCACTCACCAAGATCAGCTGCTGTGAATACTGGCATTGACCAGCCGCGCCATTCAAAAGGTTGATCTTTCATACCAATTGACGGGAAGCGAGTTTCCTTGGTTGCGAAGTCAAGGAGATCTGCATCAGCTCCATTTGCGTTCAGAAACCTGACTCGGTAAAGATTCGCTCTTGCATAATCCTTGAATTGGGCTTTCAGATTATCAATATTCATTAGAAAATCCTCGTCCAAGTATTATAGCTGAATCGTACTGAGAATTCAGAAGCAGTATCTGTCGCATCTTGATCCAATTGAGCAGCATCAATAGCCGAAGGCCATACATCATTAAACTTGTATATCGCGATCGGCAAATTATTAGGTCCCATGTGCTCAACTAAAATAAAGGAGCCATCGGAATATGTTTCTGCGCGGTGACGCATGTTCTCATTTTGTGTGACAATATTTTCATGCCACGTATCAATCAAAGAACGAGCTACATAACCCGTGTCATTTAAAAATGTTACATTAAGATCTTCAACTGTAGGATCACCAGCAAATTTACGTGTGACTCCCATCCGTTTATGTTCAAGAACATTAACTTGCCTGCTCGGAAGATCAATTGATTTTGTGAGGAAGAACCAGCTTCGAGGATCACCAAGAACTACCCGAGCACCTGCAACGCCTGTGCGGACTTTGGAAAATAAACCACCACCTGGCGGTGGAAGTAGTGCTGCTGGATTGGGTAGAATTTGTACGAGAAATCTGTTCGGTCTTGCTACATCTTTTACGACCGATTTGAAATCCTCAAGAGCCATTACCATTATTGTTTTCCTCCGTATGACTATTTATCATAGAAAGAAGGGACAGGGCCTGAGCGATTACGTAAGAATCGCTCTTCCCTTAACTGGCTCTGAGAAATTGATGATGAGATGAGTAATTGAAGGGTCTCCACTTCCGTTCTCAAAAAGAACTTCAGCTTCAACTTCTGCGATTCTGGTAAACTCATCAGGATTTCCACCTGACCAAATGCCTTCCTGAATTGTTACTGCTGGACGACGCGCCAAGTT